GGGAGGTGTATGGATTTGTGTGAAGATTTTCCCTTGTGGTTTTTTTTATTTGTATATTATTTTTTTTTGTTATGTGACGTCGTTGTCGCTTTGTTGTGTTTTCTGTTCTATTATATTTTTTTCACGCCAGTTTGTCAAGTTTTTTTTATTTGGGCGTGTCGTTTGTTTTCGGGCGTGTCGTAGTTTTGTTTATGTTATGATAAAAATATCAACCACAAGGAAAGGAAATAAAATGAATATCATTCTTAATCACAAGCATGACACTGAGGTTAAGTCTCAGCTTGATGCTGCTAACCATTTTGCCCGTACTCGTATCGTTGATATTGATGACGTGTATGATGCTGTCTATATTCTCGAACGGAAGTTCGACGGTTGCACCAAGAAAAGCATGGAGGGTCTAACTGTCAATGTTGATTTGAACTCTCAGGACTTTCCGAACGCCTACCGTGGGGTTCCTATGAGCACTCATTTCACGCTTGCGTATGAGAAGCGTTCTTGGCGTTTTGTTAGTGCTGAGCGTTTGCGTTGCGGTGAGTCTAAGGGGTATGACGTGACATTGACTGACCCCATGCGTGAAGAGTTGCTGAAGAGTTTCGAGTCGTTTGATCGCTGAAAAGGAGTATTGACATGTGGTATTTTATCATCGCTAATGATGGGTTTCGGGTGTTTGAGATTCTACCTGATTGTGTGAAGCCTAGCGGAATGTTTCATACGACGTCGTTGAAAGCGTCGCTGGACGGTGTACTGTCTCATATCCGCAGCGCCTATGCCGGTGTGGATGTAAGCGTGGATATTGATAATGCTACGTTTGACATGGATAGTACTATGGTAGGTATGGTTAAGGTGGTGCTGGTATAATGGTTGGCATGATTGTTGCCGTCTGCATACTTTCCGTACTGTTTCTCACGATGGCTGCTTCGGTGTTTTGCGAACTGCCGCGTGATTGGCGTGACACGTTTTGTTTCTTGGTCATGCTTGCGGTAAGCGTGGCTATGGTTTTGGTTTTCGTGGTGAAAGGTTTTTGAAATGGCTGAACATGATATGAAGGTTGCTACGTTTTCCTCGCAGTTTGTGGGGGGTAATGTGGGGTTGTGGTATTGTCCGCATGGTCAAAGGTATGAGTTGAGGTATGCCGTCCGATTCCGCACTTTAGCCGGGGTTTGCAATGCTACCGCCTTGTGTGCATATGATGCGGGTGATGGTAGTCAGGTGGTTGATCTTATGTTGGATGCTATCGATATCGCGCGCACACCATTATTGGATAGGGATTGATCGTGTATTTTCTTGGGTTTCTGCATTCGTGGACTTGCAGGAATTGTCTTTATGCCGACACGTATTGGCGGCTGAGAGCGTTTTGGGCGGGCGTAAGGCACAGGCGAGGAATGCCGAAACGGTGTCCCAACCTCCAACTATGGCATGATATGTGGCAATTTGGCGCTGAATCTGAGGAATTGGAGTTTTAATCGTGTATGAAACCTTTGTCGCACTGGCATATCTCAGGCATGGCGATAAGCCTCCTATCGAAGTGGGGTATGCCACTTCGTACGATAAAGCCGCCGAGCTTGTGCGCAAGTGGGCTGCGGTGCCCTCGCATACGATGAATATCGCATATTTTAAGGTGGAAAGGCGCTATTATGTTTAATCGTGGCAATGATAGGACACCGATTTATCGCATGAGGAAATTTGATGATGCGATCATGGAATCGCCACGTATTGTCAAGGCTACGAAAGGACGGAAACGTGACCTGAATTTGAAACGCTATGATAAGGGGTATGGCGATTTTGAGACATGCTGCCGTGCCGTAAATATGCTATGCGAACTGTGGCGTGAGGGGGCTAGCCCATGGTTTACGCAAGCGGTGATAACGGTATCGCAGATTTGTGGGAGCATGACCATATCGGACGGGTTTTCCGCAGCCCTGTCCTGCACGTATGACGTGGAATGCTTGGACGGTCACATCAACCCGCCTAATCTGATCGCATGGTGTGCTGTCTGTGCTGTCAAAGGGTGCACGTCGTTCGATTGCTGTGTGGTTTTTGATAGTCCACAAGCTCAGAATCTTATTATTGCGGTGTTTAAAAATTTTGACAGACTGGACACGACACGGTATAATGACATTGAATTGCAGAAAATCTTGCTACAAGGGAGGTAATACAGATGGCTAGAACCAAAACCGATATTTTTCGCACGAGAGTGTATGCCGTGCTCAAGGGTATGGAATTGGTGGACGGTGATTTTATGGAAGCCGAGCATGTCATTGATGGGCGACTTAAGGATGAGCGCGCGTATTCGATTCGTGCGAAGAAATTGTTTCCGAATTTCATCCCACGTTCCATTAATATTTTTTCGCAAAAAGTTTCCATGAATGAGGAAACTTTTTATAAGTATGCGACTTTCGGGGAGCCGAAAGAATGGAATCCCGAAGAACATACAAAACGACACGCCGACATTGAAAATAATGACGGTATGTGATATAAAAGATTTTAGGCATAAGCCTAAACAAAATAACAACAACAGTATAAAGGGAAGGTAATATTATGGAAAACACCAACACCGCACTCGTAGCATTCAATACCGAGTCCACCGAACTCGGCACTGTCCAGCACTTCATCGACACTTCCACCCGCGAAGGCAAGATCAAGCTCTACTCCGCATTGCAGAACGCCGAAAAGCTTGACGAACATTTGAACGAAACCCTGAACATGGTGAACGCAGTCGCACAGGCTGTACAGGTGACGGATGATCAGACGGGCGAAATCTCCAATACCGTGCGCGTCATCATCGTCACCGACGATAACAAGGCGTATGCGGCCACCTCCCCCACTCTCGCTGCCGGACTGAACACCATGTTCGGTATCTTCGGCACGCCGAACACTTGGGACGCGCCGCTATCCATCAAGGTAGTGGAACGTCGTTCCCGCCGCGGCTTCAAGTTTTTCAGCATCGAGCCGGTGGACGAAGAGACGAAGTGACCTTGCTATAATCGTTAAATAGCGTTCGTTCATAGAGAGCACCCAATCTTGGGTGCTCTCGCCATCTTAAGGACTGCACATGTCACGTAAGAAAAGAAAATCATCCCGAGCAGTCGCAAGTCAATATTATACCCCTCGCACCAACAATACCGGTATTGGCACGGTAGCCATCAAGGCGGACGGCAATGCACGTAAGCACGTCAAGGCACGTCGGGCAGCGGAAGCACGCGCAGCCCGCAACATTAGCAAGCTTGGGTCATACTCCCATACAAATCTCGCAAAAACCGCCGACAAGCAATTGGTCAATATCGCAAAAACCTTGGGCAAAGAGTGGGATCGGCAGAAGAAACAGGCCATAGCGGAAGCGAAAAGCACGCCATACCATGCCACCGCTGTGGAAAAGCCGACGAAAAAAGACATTATGTTCGCCCAACGCGCGCCCATCACGAATGCTCAGATCGAAGCGGAACCCGTGGCGAAACGACGTAAACTGTTACGGCAGCAGCAGCGGAAAATCAATGCGGCAAGACGGAAAATCAACGAATGGAACAAGGCGCAGGCAATGCCACGTCGCAGCGTATACGATCAGCGCGTGGCAGAAATCACCGGCACTACCGGCGAGGGTTTCGGACGAACTCAGATCATCCCATCAAAACTCACGGATTTTCTGCGGATGACAAACGTATTGAGTGACGAAGCGTTCGTGCGCTCCCAATTGGAGAGCGGTCACCGTAACGAGCTGCTTGAGCAAATGCATGACGCAGCCGAAATCTTAGGACTGCGCACCGAACAGAAACGCAAGTCTACAAAACAGAGGACGGGGAAAAAGAGCAAAGACTTGTACGGTGAGCACGAATGGCCATCTTACATGTCGCGCGGACGCTATGAGGTGTTCGAAAAGATTCTTGCCACCTCGCTCGGTTCGAAACGATTGAAACGATTCCGTCAACTATCCGCAGCACAGAAACGCGCGTTTATCGAACAGACAGACGCCCCCCGCATCGTTTTTGATTGGACGATGTATGACCCCGTTCGACACGGTTTCGCCTCGATTTTCAAGGGTAACAGTGAGGGTTATTGGCGATCACGACGGCAATTTGACCGGTGGCTGGCAGAAGCGGGCGCGCTGAAAAAGTAGTGGTCAACAACAAGGGAAGTTATATACTATGACAGTGAGTGATAATAGGGTGGGATTATGGTGCGCGGATAACGTCATACGCTTCGTGGACGGCACCGTACTTCGTGGCGTTATCGCACCCAACCGTCTTTTGGCGTCCATCATGACGGGCGGCAAACTCACCGTCTACATGACTAACACTGATATTTTAGACCATTTTATCGCACATGTCGTACATTTCCTCCCCCATAATGAACATAATGCGAATTTGAGCTGGGATGCCATCGTTTCCCAAAAGGGTAAGTTTTTTAGCTTTACGGTGCGTATCGACCGTGAAAATTCCGCACGCTTTTTCGACATATCGAATCTGCTACGCGAAAACTGCAAGCTTACCATGACTGATACTCAACTGCTCAACATTTTAAGCGAGTACGATAATCACGGCTTGTGCAGGATCACTGCCGGCGGTGCGAGCATGGAGGCGTTTGCGTCCGGCGAGTGGAAATGGTATTACGACAAATTCCCTCAGCTCGAACCGGACACGAAAAAGTCATTGCATGAGGCCTATATCGGTGGCTTCATGATAGCCAAGGAGGGGGCGTATGGCAAGGCTATTGACGTTGACTGCAATAGCATGTACCCGTCCATATTGCGGGACGAATGGTTGCCGTGGGGATTGCCGGAATCATATGAGGGCAAATACGTGCAGGATGATGACATGCCATTGCATTGCGACGAATTAACGTTTCGCGCGGAACTCAAACCAAACGGATACCCTTTTCTGTTGGACAATCGTAGCGTATATGGACTCAATCGACTTACCGGCACAAGAGGGTATGTCACAAGAGTCTTAACCGACATTGACCAGCAATTGTTATACGAAAACTATGAGGTAAGCATATACAGGCACGTAAGGGGGTGGAAGTTCCGGCAAAGCAAGGGGTTTTTCCGTTCGTTCGTCGATGAATGGGGGGAGTTGAAGCAGAAGGCGACGGGCGAAAGGCGGCAAATGGCGAAATTGGTCATGAACGCGCTTGTGGGGAAAATGGCGAGCCTGCCCAAAGGTGCCGTCATGCTCCCCATGTCAAAAGACGGTGTAACCCTCGATTGGGATATCGCACGACGCGAAGAATCGAATTTGAAAACCGATTTTCTCCCCGTGCCCGTATGGGTCAACGCCTACGCAAGAAAAAAGCTTATGACCGTCTGTCACGCCAATGCCGGCCGATTGCTGTATGCGAACACGGATGGGTGCATCCTATCCGGCTGGGGGCCGGTGGACTCATGCGAAATCCACCCTACCGAGCTGGGCAAGTGGAAAATCGCAGCACGATACGAAAAGCTCACCATTTTAGGCATGAACCGATATCAAGGGTGGAAGGATGATGGTGAGGTTGATATTTGCATGGCCGGAAGCCAATTTACGCAGCCCATTCCTTACGAAAAGTTTCGACATGGCGTGCAAGTCATGGACGATTGCGGGACAATGGTCATGCTATAATAGGTGTGTCTTGTGAGCGTCGATTTTCGACTGGGAGCAACATAGGCTGGACCGCCACGGCTGAGAATGCCGCCAACCATGGAATCACTATCGTGGCGGTAGTGCCCTACGATCATCACTTTTGCGCTCCGATAGGACGATTTAGACCCTCCGTGATTGGAGGGTCATTTTATTTCTCCCGTCGCATGATATAATTTTGGTGGAAACATTGCCGATAGATAGGAGCTTGCATGGCAGACCCAAACAATGAGAGCGACGAAAACACCACCCCGCCGCCTACCGAAGAAGAGAGGCAGACTGAAACCGTCGATGACGAAATCAAGCCGAAGGAACCTGAGTCGGAACCGGAACCGTCCGAACCGGACGTGAGCGCGCGACTTGACTCGATCGAAAAGGAATTGGCCGCATTGAAAGCCATGATGGACACGCTCGGATACACCGAACCTGCCCTAACCGACAATGACGGTGACGGTGACGAAACGCAAGAGTCCATCGAAGATTTGTTCGACTAAACGAAAGGAATAGTAATGTCTAATATTCGACCATTGGCCGGTAAGGGTGACGTTGAGATTTTCAATGCCGTCCGTTCCGCAACCTCACCCCAGTTTCAGGTACGCATCCCGTCTGCGACACAGGGCAATATCCGCAATGCCGTGGACACCATGCGTAATTTCCCGTACTTGCGCGATGAATTCACGGGGGTATTGATTCAGCGTCTTATCGGCTTGTACGTCCAGCACGCCGATTGGGATGACCCACTCAAGCTTATCGGCTCCCCACGCACGTTGAAGCGTTACGGCAGCACGTACGAACAGGCCGCGGTTGGCCTAGTCAAGGCACGCACCCGCAATTTCAACAAGGAATACTTGGGCGACGACGTTTACGGGCGTTATTCGCTGCCTACCGCTTCCGTATTCCACCCCCTAACGTTCGACCACTACTATCCGGTCACCATCCCGGAAGACGCGCTGTTGACCGCTTTTGACGGTGAGTCGGGCATGGCGGATTATATCGCGGAAATCATGAACGCGCCGATCTTGTCCGACCGTAATGATATGTACCTGATGAAGACACAGTGCTTCGCCGAGTACGCGCGCAAGGGCGGTTTCTATCGAGTCCACACCAAGGACGTTGGCGCGGCTGACTCCACTGAAGCGGACGCCAAGAATCTTTTGCGACTTATCCAGCAGACCGCGAACGAGCTCAAGGCTAGCCCAATGTCGGCCATGCCACGCTATAACGCCATGAGCTGGGTCACCCCATGGCGAGATTCCGAGGCGATTCTGTTCGCCACGCCACAGGTGATCGCAGCGCTCAACGTCGAAGCCCTTGCCGCCGCGTTTAACATCGATAAGGTCAATGTGCCGTATCGTATCATTCCGATTCCGGAGGGTATGTTCGGTATCGGCGGTGCCGGTGGCAAGGTTCAGGCCGTGCTGACCACGGAAGACTTCTTCTTCTGCTGGGATGAAACGTTGGAAACTACGAATTCCCCCGTGAATCCGATTGACGGCACGAGGAACATTTTCTATAAGCACCGCGGGTCCATCACCCCTAACCCGTTTGCGAATGCCGTGCTGTTTTGGACGGGCGAAGGTTCCTCCGAGTCCGTGACGTTGCCGGATACGCTCACCACTTCCACGCCGAAGTTCACTTTGCGCGTCATGAAATATGGTCAGCCATCGGTTTCCCCCGAGAACGTGTCTCGCGGTGACTTGGTACAAGTCGAATCCGAAATCACAAGCGCCAACAAGGATGCTGCAAGCTTCCAGCCGGTCGGCATCGAATACAAGGTTGAGGGTGCAACCTCTCAGTTCACCTCGATCGACAACGGGGGTATTCTGCGTTGCGGCCTCGACGAAACCGCCGAAACGCTTAAGGTCACTGCTCAGGCAACCTATATCAACCCAGCCCACCCCGAGATCGACCAGACCGTTTCCGCAGCATTGTCCGTTCCGGTTGTTGGAACGTGGGTCGGTGGCATCAAGATCGGAGCACTGTCCGGCCTGCGCGTCGATGGTGCGAAATCCATCAAGGTTGGCGAGTCCGTCAAGCTGACCGCGCAGGCAGTCACGACGGACGGCTCGACGCAGGATGTAAGCAATCTTGCCACGTGGCAGCTGTGGAAGTCCGACACCTCATACGCCACTGTCGATCAGACGGGACTGGTTACCGGCAAAGGCGCAGGACAGGCTCATGTTGTCGCAAAGTTTGCGGGGGCCGAAGGGCAGGCCGTCGTCACCGTCGCCACCGCCGCCGCCTCCGCCTGACATTAGGCGATAGCAGATAAAATAGGTGTGGATAGACTTTTATCCACACCTATTGTTTTTTAGGAGGATTTTATGAGCGCAAACGACCTACCGATTAATTTTTCATACGCGAAATGGACGCCAAACACGCGATTCAAGTTGTGCAATGTCCCGTGGGACATGGGGTATAGGGATATTGTCAAATGGGATAGACAGTCTCAAAAAGAGTATTTCGACCGTTTGGATGGCATCGAATTTACCGACTGCACGATGGCCAAGTACGGTCTGCCGGTACGATTGCCGGTACCGTTCGCCCAAGCGTCGCAATATAATTATCTGATCGCCACAAACGACTACGATTTTGATACCCCCCGCAGTTGGTATTATTTCGTGCAAACCTGCGACTATGTCAACGCCAACACGACACAGCTCAACATCCAATTGGACGTGTGGCAAAGTTTTCAGCATGATATTCAGCTGGGCAACGCCTATGTTGAAAGGGGACATGTTGGGGTTGCCAACGAAAACGCATGGAAGGACTGGGGCAAAACCTATCTCGATCTGCCCGAAGGACTCGACACGGGCAAATGCACCGTACTCACAAACGAATCGTGGAAGCCACTTATGGACGTAGTGGACGGTCATAATTTGAAATTTGGTATCATCATACTTTCGACCACCTCCCTATCTGTGGACTCTGGCACCAAAGACAACCCCACTATCCAGTCTGCCAGCGGCAGCTTTTTTGAGTCACAGGCAAACGGAACGGAAGTCTACTACCTCGACAATCCACTGGACATTGGCAGGTTTTTCGACGGTGGAGCAACCTCACCATGGGTAACACAGGGCATTTGCGGAATTTTCGCGGTACCGTCACTGCCTGACAGACTTACCCGCTGGGGTGCGAAAGTCACGGAACTTTTCGGTAAGGACGCGCATTTTATCGGCAATTGTTGGAAAATGGGAGCCAGTGCCACAGACAGTCAGGACAGGTATGATGATATTATCAACCTCAAAAATTTCCGCGACATGTTCCAGCTACCGGAACGATACCGGTATCTGAAGAAATTCCTTACTGCCCCCTACGCGTATGTCGAATGCTCGTGTCTCAACGGCACGGTGATAACCTACGAGCCTGAGCAGATACCGTCCGAAGATTTGATCATCAGGGAGACGTGGAATTATGCGCCCCCCTCTCCACGTTTGAATTTTTACGCGAGAGGGTATCATGCGGGCAATCTCGGTGACCGTCAACCGTTGCCGGATGGTAAGGGATTGCCGATTGATACGGGCGAAATGCTGAACGCATCATTTGGCATCACCAATTTTCCAACGTTTATGGCCGTCAACAACGGCAGTGCCCTAGCGCTTGCGAATAGTGCCTACACACGTGCCTATGCTCAGCAGAGCGCAGATTGGGGGTATCAGAAAACCCAGATGGGCATCAACAATGCCTACGCTCAGGCACAGGTCGGCACGCAGTATGCGAGCGAGCAGAACAGGCTCGGCACCGCGAACCGCAACGCGATGATGGCGATCAACAATCAAAGCGCTCAAATGTCTTCCGACTTGACCTTGAAAAACCTAAGTTTTAATAACAGGATGAATCAGATCAATACGGTAGGCTCGGGTGCCGCGAACGCCATTGGCTCGCTCGCAACCGGCAATGTTGGGGGTGCGGTGGGCGCTATCGCAGGAACCTCCATCGGCGCATGGGCAAACCAACAAAGTTATGACAATAGTGTTTCGTCCAATTCGCAAGCGCTTTCGAACACTTTTACCACCAACGCCGCAACCACCTCGCAAGCCAATGCCTACTCGCTTGCGCAAACCAATTTGTCCAATCAGCAGGCCATGCAGCTGGCCGATATGAACAGGCAGCTTGCGCAGGCCACCGCGCAAGGCGATTACGAAAACACGATCGCCGGCATCAACGCCCAAGTGCAGCAAACTCAGACTGTACCCCCTACCACGTCCGGCGCATTAGGTGGTGACGCCTTTAACCTGGCGAACGGATTGATCGGTGTCATGGTGCGTTTTCGACAGATACCACCCGCCGCCATGCAAGCCATCGGCGAAGTGTGGCTAAGATATGGATACTATGTACAAAGGTTTATGCGCTTGCCGGAGAATCTCATGGCAATGAGCAATTTTACTTATTGGAAACTACACGAATTGTATGTGCGTAGCTCGACGTGTCCCGAAGAGTACCGATTGACTGTCAAGGGCATTTTCGAAAGTGGCGTGACGGTGTGGACTGACCCGGACAAAATCGGTGTCACCGACTATGCGGACAATGTGCCGTTAGCCGGTATCTCGTACTGATTGGATATAATGGAGAGAGCATATTAACTCTCTCCATTATTTTTAGGACGGTGACCATGGGTAAACGCAATAATGCGCGCAAGGCCGCGCACTGGGATAACCAGAGCGTATTAGGCTCAATGTGGGGCAATTTGAACCTCCCCGAAATGCGGCAATCATTACGCATCAACCAGTATATGAAATTGATCGAAATGCTGGCCGTGAGCCGTTTCAAATGGATTAACCTACCCCCGTACATTGACGAAAGATATTTGGAATTGACTTTGTTTGAAAACGGCCTCGCCCTCTTTTTTCCCGACAAGCGTAAGGGCGTGAACCGTTTTATGGTCACTTCAGGCAATATCGGGGGCGTCAATAACTACAATAATCCGACGTCGTTCCAGCCGGTTGCCACGAATTATTCTCATCCGCAGATCGGCGGCAAGGAATGCGTACCCATTTGGGACAACCAATTGCGGTGCACCATGATTGACGTCATGTGGAATTATGCGACCCGACTCGCCATCGCAGACCGCGCCTTGGACGTCAACTTGGACAATATCAGCGTACCGCTGATTATCGCCACGTCCGAAACCAACAAACTCACCGCCCAAAACCTTATGAAGGCACGAGAAGACGGTGACCCCTATATTTACGCATACGACTCGGCAGACATCACCGGGATGTTCCAGACATTCCCCAACGTCACCCCATTTTTGGCCGATAAGATCATCACGACGAAAACGCAAATTTGGAACGAGTTGGTTAATTATCTTGGAATCGATAATTCGACCACGGAAAAAAAGGAGCGATTACTTGAATCGGAAGTCACGGCAGGGAATTCGCGTACGAACGTTTTCCGCCTAAGCTATCTTAAATCACGGCAGCAGGCGTGCAATACGATTAACCGACTGTGGCCGCAAATGGCCGACTCGGGATACCCTATCGGCATCGAGTGGAACGACACCACGTCCGGCGGGTTGTTGGACGTTGACGGAAACAAAGAGGAGGAAGAATAATGGCACAGGACTTGAGCATGTATGCCGTCAAGGACAGTATGGCGGACTATACGTTGACGTTGGGTAATCTGATTGATCGTGGTTTCAATACGGACGAAAAACTGCATTTAAGTTCGCAATATTATCCTATTTTCGACGAAAACTATCGTGCGAAATTGAACGAGAAAATCGTAGCCCACTACGCACTTAGGGAAATCGGAAGCGAAACGCCACAAATGTTTATCTTTTACCTTGGGCGTACTATGCGTGAGCAGATGGACTATTTTAACCAACTGTATTTATCTGCGCAACGCAAGTTCGACCCGTTCATCACGTCCGACATCAGACAGGAAATGGACTCGACCAGTACGAACGAGTCGAGCGGAAAATCCACAGGGGAACAATCCAATACATCCACCGCCAACAGCACGTCCGACACTACCGCCGACAATTCCAGCATGACGTTTAACAGCGAGTTCCCGCAGACCCGTATCGACGATTTTCGCAAGTACGCCACCACCGCAAGTCAGACGGATTCAACCGGCAACACGCATACGGCAACCCAGCAGGACAGTACGGCCACCGCAACCAGCACAAGCAACACCGACTATGCGCATTCCTCCGACAAGGGAAATTCCATGTCGCACACACTCGGAACCAGCGGATCGCAGTCACAATTGTTGCAGGACTGGCGCAACACCATGCTCAATATCGATCTCATGGTCATTAATTCGTTGGAAAACCTGTTTATGGGGATGTGGGGAAGTGGCGACAACATGACCAACGTGCCACAATTGCATTCCACGTCACTCGCCTACAATCTCGGCCATTAGAGTATACTTGATTTGAGAAAGATTGGAGGATATATGGACGGAATCAACGTGTGCGCCGCCCCCTTGGATATCGACCCGCGACAACGGTATTTCACCACCGTACAGCCCTTTGGCTATCGCGATACGCTCACCGTACTCGGATACGTGCAGGAAGTGGCCGACCACTTGAACGAACTGCGCGAGCAGTTGGACAATCTCGCCAAGGATGAAAACGCGGACATCGAAGCCATCAATAAGGTTCTCGCCGGAATCGCAGCATGGAAAACCTCGGTTGATACCGCCTTGGACGATCTTGCGAAAAAGGTGGACCAGTATCAGGCGTCGGCGATCACCTATAATCCGACCACGGGACGGTATGAGGATTCCAAAAACACCGATCGTGACATGTACCGAGAACTGGCCGTATTCGGCGCACGGGTGAACCAGATGGCAACCATGACCGCAGCCCAGGCCGCGCAACATGACTGCATCACATGGGCGGTTGTAGGCAATCGAGAGATTTTCGGAAACGAAGAGCCGAGGGTCACCCCACGAGAAAGAACGAACAACAATGAACAATGACGCATACAAGAGGACACGACACCTCGCACTACCCCTCTATGCGGACGATACGCCTATGGACTTGCGGGATGGGTACAATGAGGCAATGCGTATTCTCGATAAAAAAATCAACCAGCTGGAAACCCTTATCCGCGAAGCAAAGGAGATAACCAATGAGCGCCATTTACGATAAAACCGACAATTACAGCCTGAACCTGTACGGTGACAACGACCCCGCCGACCTACGCGACGGATACAACGATTCCATGCGCACCATTGACGATACGCTCGAAAAACATTTGAACCGCATCGAATCGGTTGAATCGCGTGAAACGCATGATGAGGAAGTCACGAAGGCACTGCTTGGCGACAATACGGTGGATGCTGCGACCGCTGCGAAAGCCAAGTGGGACAAAGCCGGCACGGACTCCGTTGAAGCAATGACCGACGCCGCTTCAGCAGTCGGAAAAGCCAATGAGAATACCGCTATTCTCACCGCATTGGGAGCCGACACCACCGCACACGCAGCCGCGAACAAAGCCAAGTGGGATAAGGCCGGAACGGACGCCACAGCCGCCATCGGAAAAGCCGACTCGAACAGGGATATCCTCGATGCGCTCGGCGCGGATTCCACCGATAATGCCACCGCTGCGAAAAACAAGTGGGATAAAAACACTACGGACATTGCCACATTGTCTTCGTCGGTTTCCACCAACGCGGCACAGATTGCATCGATCAAGGAAAAATTGGGTCAGGCGCAATATTCTGCCGGATATCTCGTAACATTCGGAGATTCCTATGCGGATAACACTCGCGAGCGTACGTGGTCATACCAATTGTCCACCATGCTTCCCGAATTGACGTGGAAAAACTATGCGAAAGCCGGTGCAGGCTTCAATGTGTCCGGAATTCCCACTTTTGCTCAGCAGATTGCAAACTGCGTCTCCGATACCACCGTGGATAAGTCCAAGGTCAAGGTTGCCGTCTGCGCAGGTGGCCGCAACGACATTCTGAACTATGGCACCGGATTATCGAAAGCACGTGAGGTTGTGTCGGCAATGATCGCAGCGTTCCCGAACGCGATCATCGTGATTGCCCCCATGCTGTTCGACCACGCCACGCTCGGCGAAGATGGCATGAATAAATATAGCGGATTGTTCAACGGTGCGATCGCTGGCGGTTTGGGCAATCATCGTGTGGTGGTGGCCGATAGCGCCTACGTGTGGTGCAAGGGCGAGACCGGTTGGTTCCCATCGGGTGACATTCACCCTAACGAGACGGGGGCAAAGGTCATTGCAAAATACCTGTATACGGCTTGCCGTGACAGTTACCGCGGCAGACAGGAATACGCTGTCTCCATGCTCGGCGACATGCATGTGGAGTTCAAGCTGCAAAACGGCCTTATCGTTGCGGACGGGCAAGGTCAGATTCCGTCGATCGGCGCAGGCAAGGGCGGTCAGCTGGCCGGTTGGGCGAAACCGCGACACAACATTTGGGCATGGATAGTCACCGGTGGCAATACCACACAGCCCACGCTATCTTTTATCCAGTCTAACGGTGAATGGGGTATTTTCAATCCAACCACCTCGAATCAGGGCAATGCAAGCTATATGGCATCCTACGCAGCCTGACATATAGCTAATAGCCATACACTATACTTAGTGTATGGCTATTACTTTTAATGATTGGATAAAACAGACCCAAGGACGTTTTTGGGACATGGACGGTATGTATGGCGCGCAATGCTGGGACTTGTGGGCTAAATACAGTATGGACATGTACGGCATGTCCATTCAGGATTGCATTACCCCTACCGGCTATGCGGGAGGCTTGTACACGTCATACCCCGTATCCGCACGGTGCGAACAGGTGTACGAACGAACCCCCGCAAGCGGATACTCGCCAGTGGCAGGCGACGTGGCAATATGGGGGTACGGCACGTACACCCCCTACACGCATGTTGCCATAGTCGCCGGCAATGATGGGGTAAAAGACGGCAGAATCTACGTGATCACGCAAAATCCGGACGCAAGCGCGCTCAAATGGTTTCCAATCGACGGACTGTTAGGCTATCTGCATCCCCGTACCATGCCTAAGCCGGACGTGGACAATCCCACCGGCGACAACAACCAAGGACACCCCGACACCGGACGGGGTGGGGCGTGGATACACTGGCAAGGCGACAACCTATACTTGCACGAGACGGATAATAGCGGGGCACGCACCCGTATTTTTTACAAGACAACGGCCAACAATTTTTCCGAAAAGGCATCACAGAGGCAACCGTCCGACTCGCAAGGGCAAGGGTACCCGTCCAGTTCGACGTCGCCGGAAAACTCGTATGCGCTCTACGTTGTCGGTACGGTGGAGTCCAGTCTGCAATGGGATGCGGTGGAAGCGGCCAATCTCCAAGGCATCGGTATTGCGCAGTGGAGTTTCGGACGACGCTTGCAAGTGCTCAATAAGATGCGTGAGGCTGACCCTACCGGCTATGCTGCATTCAAGTCTTCAGCTCCCGAGATTGCTGGACTTATGGAATTGGGGGGTGATTTTACCCGACCGCTCACTTCGGCGGAAGCTACGGCATTCCAAACGTGGGCACGACGTAGCGAGTCGCATGAGGGGCAGCGCAGGCAGTTTGCAGAAGACTACGTAGGCTATCCACAGGAGTATGATGATGATAAAATGCAGATTTTGTGGGTTACCGCATATCATCAATCGCCGGCCAATGCACTCAAGGTGCCGAAAGCGTCGAATCTCGCGCAGCTCAAAAACAATATTTTGAGCACGTACCCGTTCCAGCCATACGTGAGCCGGTATAATCAGGCATATTCGTTACTGACCGTGTGGGATGGTAGATCGAATCCGCCCGCATTTTAAATTGTGGTATAATAATTGATGTCGGCATGTGATGACTTCCCTTGAGCCGACCGTAACTATAGCGGGGAGTATGGCGGTGGTCATGACGTCATACCCCCCATTATTCATAATGGAGGTGAGCATATGGCATTGCAGACATTGGCCGAAGACGATTACTACGATCTGCACAATCTGCTCACCAGAAACGCGCCATGGAATTTCATTATCGGCGCACGCGGCCTCGGCAAAACTTTCGCCGCAAAACGATACGGTATTAAAGAGTATATTAAAAACGGCCATGAATTTATTTATCTTCGTCGCACTGACATAGAACAGCACCGTAAGGAAACGTTTTTCAAGGATATCCAAGAGTTTTTCCCTTCCTATGAGTTTCGTGTGAATGGCGAAAAGGGGCAAGTGCATAAGACGTCGTGGGATGAAAAAGATTGGCGCACATGCTGCTATTTCGTAGCGCTCTCACAAGCTGGCGGGCTGAAGTCGGTGGCCTACCCTAAAGTACACTTGATTATTTTTGACGAAATCTTTCCCGACAACCTCAGATTTTTAAGCAATGAGGTAAACTCGTTTTCCGAATTTTACAACACCGTTGACAGATGGCAAGATAGGACAAAAGTACTGTTCCTCTCCAATGCCGTGCAAAAAGCGAACCCCTATTTCGCGAAATACCGGCTTGACATTGGCGCACAACAAGCTAACCAGCAGCAATACAAGCTGTACTGTGGCGGGTTCGTATGCTTGGAATTGGCTGATTATGGCGGATTCAGCGCGAAAGTCGCCAAGTCAAAGTTTGGTAGATTTTTGGAACAGTACGACGGGGATTACGCGGATTACGCGATCAGAAACAAGTTTAGAGACGAATCGGACACGCTGCTAGCACCCATTCCTACAGACGGGGAGTTGTCTTACATTTTGGATACTACCGATTACGCACGTTTCGGCATATGGGTTTCCATCTCGGAACGTGACGGGCACGTTTCACAATATGTTTCACGACGTATCCCCAAGGACAACACTAGGCCGGTTTACACGTTAGACCCCAATCACGTTGACGAAAAAACATGGTATGTCAAAAAATCAGATGATATTGTAAGACGGCTCACCACCGGCTACCGACTGGGTAAGATAAGATTCGACGATTCACAGGTAAAAGCCGATTTTGGGCTGATCATCGGCGAATTGTTAGGAAAATAGGAGACAATAGTAATGACAATGACCACAACCGACGTATGGTGCGTGTTCGCGGTAGTCTTTTTCATCATCGTAGACTACGTTACCGGACTTGCCAAAGCCATACTCAACGATACGCTCAGTTCGCAAAAAATGCGAGAAGGCTTATGGCACAAGTTCGCATACCTCATGCTCACTTTGGTGGCATATTTCGTGGACATGATCAACTTACACGTAGATCTCGGACTACCGGTAAGCGTATTCGTATGCACAGTCGGCGGCATTAGCCTCATCGAACTCACCTCAATCCTCGAAAACATCACCGCCATCAACCCCGAGCTAGCGGATGCACCATTCATGAACGTATTCGCACAAACCGATACCCCCAAACATAAGAAGGAAAACTAACATGAACATTCAAGACTGGATGAACTCAGTCAACGGTAAAACCATTGACATAGACCTAGCATATGGAGGGCAATGCTGGGACTTATGGAGTTCCTACGCACAATACGTGTACGGCATTCCAATAGCCGACACCAACACGGTAGACGGATACGCGGCAAGCGTCTACACCGCACGATACGATCGCTCCCAAGCATTGCAAAACGCTTTCACCCGCGAAGCAGGCAACTACACGCCAACCTACGGTGACGTGGCATTTTGGAACGGCAACGGCATGAACCACGTCGCCATCGTAGTACGAGACAACGGCAACGGCACCCTTAACACCATGAGCCAAAATCCAAATAAGGCCGGATACGTCACAATCAGCAAGGCCGGAATCATCGGCTACTTCCACCCACGCTCGACAAGCGCACCAGCACCCGCACCAAACAACAATAATGTAACCATCATCCCACGAACCTACAAGGTCAACGTCGATACGCTCAACGTACGATCAGCACCATCCACCTCAGCACAAGTAGTCGCACAATACCACTACGGACAAACCGTCAACCTCGCAGAAGGCGGTGTAATCGCAGACGGATACATTTGGGCACACTACACTGGCGGGTCAGGCGCAACACGATACGTCGCACTCGCACCAGCCGATAAATCAGCATGGTACCTCGTATTCGCCTAACATGACAGCATAAAATAAGCCCCTAGGTTACTCACCTAGGGGCTTATTTATTACCACGTCCGAGCGAACGCTTCCATATCCTCAGCAGAAAACAGAAGCAAACCGTCACCCGTTTCATAAGGCAAAAGGAATTGATACGAATCATGCAAGGCCACACCGTAATCATCGACGGCCTGATCGCGATCAATCGAACTCGTAACACCGTCCTTGATGCCATGAAGCGTCACGGACGGGTCACCCCACAAAATGGTCAGCAGTTCATTCTTTTCCTTGAGAGTCATATTTGAAATCATCATTTTATTTTCCTTTCCCTTGAAGTTGATAACCACACTATAACACAAACAAAAACACGACACGCCCGAAAACAAACGACACGCCCAAATAAAAAAAACTTGACAAACTGGCGTGAAAAAAATATAATAGAACAGAAAACACAACAAAGCGACAACGACGTCACATAACAAAAAAAAATAATATACAAATAAAAAAAACCACAAGGGAAAATCTTCACACAAATCCATACACCTCCC